CATTTTTAAATACTAAAAGAGTCCCAAAAGGGGTTAATCTATATTTACCATTTTCATCTGGAGACTCAGAGGAGTATCGCATTTATGTAGAAGGGGATTTTGAATTCGTGGAACAAGACATAGGAGACCAATTTTATTTCAAACGGTTCCAATTTCTCAATAGTCAGCAAGACATATTTTACATGTTGCATTCGTTTTTTCATGTACGGGGGATCTGCGCAGCATTGGGCCTGAGTGTGCACTCTGGTTCATCTAAACGTCAGATCTCCCTAGAGGAGTTTGGCTCACGGTTGAGGGCACCATTTCATGTGCCACAGTATGCTCTCGACGAGATGAAAGAAGTGCAAATTACCATGATGCCTGTTGCTTTAGATACTAGGCAATGCATCCCTACATCACAACATTTTATTGCTAAGTTTTACAAAGAGGTATGTGAGAGGGTGGTAGCCACACAAGTGCGAGGACTAGTTAAGGAAGGCTCTAAGTTATCTATTTTATTTTTGGATCCTAATCATCGCAATGTTGAAAGATACTTAGCAGCAAGTGGAGTGTTTCAATGTTACCGTTGGAGCCATAATTTACAGCAGGAGGATAACGAAGAGTCATTACGGGAAGTAACTGAATGGACGATACAAGATATTGATGTCCTACTAGTATTTGATGTGTATAAACACGGTAAAAACGAAGAAGGCCAACCTGTGGACTTAGATGGAGATACTTATGCTGATATCTTGAATAAAGTTAAACCAAAAGTTGCATTTGACATATCATTAAAATTACCCAATTGTTATGGAAAAGTGAATAAGTGTGAGTATTGCTTTGAACAAGATGGAAAGCACTTTTGGTACAAGCCGCATGATGGAAGAGTGTATTATGACTATGACAAGGCATTTGTTTGTCATAATGGCATACCTGGTTGGAAATCTTATGAATGGCGTACTGTTCCCGGTTATTCTATATCAAAGATAGTACAGGGAGAGGTACAAAGTGAGCGTGTTATAAAATTTCCAACAAAGAAAGTACCCAAAGGCATGGACCCGTATTATGCAGTGGAACTGAGGTCACTTAAAAAAGAGATGGTGTTTTATGATCTCCAATATGCTAATCAAATAAGAGGAGAGATGCAAAAAGTTAATGCAACTTACTATAAGAGTCTAACCATGGAAAAGTATCTAATGAGTGAGAATTGTGGTATTGCAGAAGCTGTGGAGAGCCATGATAAGTGGAAAAGGAATAATGTTAGGGTTGCCTATAGTGAATTCATTAGCGTCATAGGCGTACTAACAACAGCAACTAGTGCTTCAATGAATGAAATCACTGAACAAAAAGTGATCAATACAAAATTAGGAGCTAAAGTTACGTGGTGGGAAAAATTCTTTCATTGGTTATTAAAGATTTTTTCGGCTATAGTCAATACAGGAAAACGTCCAAAATTTATGGACAAAATTCCTTATGATTATCTACCTACGTTCATTCAAGAATGGATATCTCCTAGGAAATACTCAACGTGGTTTTGTCCTTTGGTGGAAACTCTCTTAACTAGTGGCGGTGATGTATTATGGCTTTTAGGGTTGTTACACGGACCAGTAGTTCTGGGAATTAAGTTAGTGTGTACCATAGTTGATGTAATCATGTGGTTCTTAAATCCGAGTACATATTCTCCATTAGAAATTGTCTTAAATTGGATCCCTAGTCCGTGTGCCTTATTTATTAGAGCTCTTTTAAATAATCAAGCATGGGATATTGAGGATTACACAGCCATAGGAGAAGGCACGTCTGTAGTGAATGGTCCCAATGTAGCACATCCTATGGACGGAAGCAATGTTGCCACTGAAGTCACTTTACGGGATGATTTAGAGATACAAACGAATAACGCAACACAACTAGCAGGGAGCGGTAATTTCATAAGTGCTAATAAGAAGTGCATTAGAACTGTTGAAGAAATGAAAGAATTGTTTACGCTAGAGGGAGCCTTCGAAATAAAGCCTAGATTAGATCGTATAGTGGATACCCCAGTCACATTTTGTCGTCCTAATCTAGTTCCAAGTGGAGGAGATGCATCAATGACTGCAGCTATTTATTATCGATTATTTGCAGTAACCACTCCCAAAGCTCAACAGAATGAAAAAGTTGATACAATGAAATTTCCAGTCATTAAACCATTTCCACCTTTTTCACTATTAGAAATGTTAGATAAATGGATGAAGAAATTTCCTGACAAAATTAAGAAATATGGGCAAGAGTTAGCATTGGTTCACATAAATATGAATGAACTGTTACGCCACAATTCCACTCCATTATTGTGCAAGACTGATGAAGCATTTATAGGAGGCACACTAAAACCACGTACCATCTTTAATGTGCCAAAAGGAGTCTTTGCTGTGACATGTAGCACCACAGAAGAGGTCACTGAGCGCATGGCTAATGTGTTCTCACCATTTTATGAGTACGAAGGATGGCACCTAATACCGGCAATATCGTTAACCGCAGAACAGTTAGGTTGGATATGGGCCCAAAGTTCCACTGGTAAGTGGATAATAGCGTTAGGTGATGATATCATTGTTAGAGTAGATAATAAGGTTTTAGATTGTGATGCAACACAGTTTGATGCTTCACAAGGAATGGCATTAATGCACAAGATACGTTCATTCATTGTGGGTGCTTTTGGCGCGTCAACTGAGTGGGCGGACATTCTTAATAAGGTTGATCACCTTCCATATACCTTTATATTGGATAAGATTAAGTACAAAATATATCACAAGGAGGATATGAGGTTATCAGGTGCCAGCGATACATGTTTAGGTAACACTCTTACCAGTTTACTGGTTGCTTACAATGTGTTTGCCATAGATAAAACACCTTTAATAGCACAATCGGTGTACCAACAATATCTAAACTGGGGTTTTAAGATGAAGATTAAAACCACGGATAGTACCCAAGCTACTTTTCTTAAAGGAATGTTTTATGATATAGAAGGAACCATGCCTGTGCTATTTCAAGGTCAGCAGTATTTTACTAATGTAGTATGGGGGCCTCTACCATCAAGAATATTTAAGCTAACTCAAATAAAGAGACATGTAGCCAACCCTGTTAAAAGACTGGCGGA